TTAAACCACTGCCAGGATGAAAAAGCACTACGGTCATTTATTGGTGGTAACTACCATTTTATCGGAATAGATGAAGCAAACCAATTTATACCACCTACGGATTATTCCGAAGGATGGATTGCACAAATTGAGACATCACTAAGAACGACTAATCCTAAGCTTAAACCACAATTATGTCTGACCTCTAATCCGGGAGATGTAGGTCATAAATATTTAAAAGAAAATTATGTTGATAAATGCCCGCCAAAATATTTAAAAAAGGTATATAATGTTGAATTTGACGTTGAATATACGCCCAAAACTACCGGGAAACCATATATAGACAATGAGGGGATTAAACGATTATTTATACCTGCTACTGTTTTTGACAACCCGTCAATTCTTGAGAATGATAAAGAGTACGTCAGGAAGTTAAAAAACCTTAATCCTACCCTGAAAGCAATGTGGCTCAATGGAGATTGGGATGCTGTTGTTGGGATGTTTTTTGACAATTGGGATGCCGTTAAGCACACTATCCCGGAAGAAAAGTATAAATTTAAAAAGAACTTCGGTTTAGATACCCATACCCTGTTTAGATTCTATGATTACGGAACTAAAGCACCGTTTGTCTGCCTGTTTGCATCAGTAGATCAAGATAACAACATTGTGGTATTCGATGAAATTGTTGAGACGGGCTTATCTGCCAAGAAACAAGCAGAGTTGGTAAACCAATATACTGCCGAAAAATATGATCTAAAACCAAGTGATTTCATGGAAGAGATTGCTGATCCGGCATATAGAATCAGGGGATCGGACACTGACGATTTAATATCACCGGCAGACAGATACGAAGAACAGGGTATAAATTTAATATTTGGAAACAATGACAGAGAAGCAGGTGCTAAAGTCCTCTATGATGCCCTTGATATTCCAAGTCAATCACCATATATTCCAAAAATAAGGTTCACAACAAACTGCGAATATTCGATTGCAACATTCCCAACAATTCAATCGGATTCGTTAAATCCTGAGAAATATGATACGAGAGGCGACGATCATGCGGTCGATGCTACTCGCTACGGATGCACCAGAATATTAGATCATTTGATGGTAAAACACGAAAAAAAGGAGGGTTGGAGAAAAAGGGTTGCTAATATGGCAAATAAATTCCGATATTCAAAGGGTAAAGGAAATTCGAGTTGGATGGCACAATGAAAAGCAAATATTATGTGAACCCGGAAGACGACCCAAGTACAAAAGTCCTTAAATGCTATCATCATTCGATGGAAGCGTTTACAACAGCGAGAGAAGATTCAGAAGTATTAATGCGCTACGCCGCTGCAAATCTACAGTGGGATGATGACGTACTTACCGAGGCTGTTAATCACAAAAAACCACACCTTACCTACAATATTATCCTGCCAATGCTGATGACCATGCAAGGCAACGAACAACTTGCCAGACGAAGGGCAAAAATTAAACCAAACTATCGCGGACAAGAGAGTATTGTTGAAATTATACAGGGGAGATGGAATGGGATTGTAGATGAACAGGAAATTGAAAACAAACTGCAATCATGTTTTTACGATGCGCTTATAACTAAAGTCGGCGGCTGGATGCAGCGCGATATTGTGATAAACGAAGAAGGTTATCTCGACTTTAAATATTCTGTCCCAAAAAACATGAATATCCACCCCGATCCCAAGCTACTCCAATCTGACTATATGCTCGAAAATATCCGCTATCTTATCAAAGAATCATGGATGACTCTCGACGATATTGTAGCAAAATATGAACTTGGATATATCCCAGACAAAGCCGAATCAAAATACTGGTGGCAGTCACTATCAGAAGTTATTAAAAATTTCACTGATAGTTTTTTTAGTAGCAAATCAGAATTTCATAATAAAGAAAATGATACCTATAAAGTCCTCGAAATGCAGGAACGTGTAGCTGAAAAATCGTGGGTATGCTGGGACGGAGAAGGCTATTTCCGCTTCACCGATGATGAATATCTAAAAGCAAGAGAATTTAATAAACAACTCCAGAAAATCAGGGATATTCCCGACTGTAAAATAAAATTTATCACCACGATCCCCCACTTTCAGAATATGGTTGTCTATAATAAAACCAGCAAAATCCAGACGAGAAACTTTGACGTTTTTCCGATGTATTCGTACTCATTCAATATCCAATCCTGTGAGGGTACTTGCTTTGTTCATTTAATGAAAGACCTCCAGGACGACCTGAATAAAAGCAAAAGCCAATTCAGAGATTTAGTAACTCAATTAGCGTCCGGCGCAACAATCGTAAAAGGACGTGAAAAAGAAGCTGTCGATAAATTAATGGAAGAGGGCAATCAACCCAATCAAGTTATTAACCTTAAAGGTCAAAATTCTGACATTAAAAGGCTTGAGCCAGGCATGATTTCACCGGAAATTCCCAACCAGGAAGAACGTACATTCGCTCACGCTGAAAGAATATCTCAAGTCACGCCTACAGTAAAAGGTCAAACCGAAAGAAGTGGTGAGTCCGGTGTATTATTCCAAAAGAAATTAGAAGCTGCGAGTGCCGCTATTAATCCGTATTTCTTTAATCTGTCAATGCTGAGAAAAGCGATTGTAAAAGATTTCGTCGATCTGTTCCCCAAAGTCTACTACGATGAAAACCGAGTAATCACAATCAAAGATAAAAAAGGCGTTAGGCAACAGGTAATAGCCAACCTGAATTACGCCGGACAGAAAACGAATGATATGCAAAATGCTTCAATGTATGTCGAACTTGACGAGGGCGAAGATAATAAAACCGTCAGGGAAGAAAACTTCAATCAATTACTGGCATTGTCGCAACTAATCGCCCAGATTAATCCAGCCTATGTCGATGTTGTTACTCTGCTTGAATCAGCGCCGATAACAGGCGTTGAAAAGTTTATCGAACATATCCAGAACCAGATGCAAGCCCAGGCGGGACAACAGGACCAGGTAACCCAATTAGAAAACACAAAAACAAAACTTGAAAACGATAATCTCGCCAAAGATATTCAAAATAAAGACGACAAAATTAAACTCGATGCTATAAAACTTGCCATAGAAAGGGAAAAAATAAGTTCTCAAAATACAAAAACGAGTCAAAAAGAGAGGTAATTAATGGCTATTGATGTTGAATTTCAAGAGAATGATGAAATTGATATTATCATAGAGGATGCCGAAGAAAAGACCGAAGAGTCCACCGAGACCCCCGAAACGTCCCTGAAAGATGGAGAAGCGGAAGAGGATAAGGTTGCGGTAGAAACTAAGGAAACAGAAACGGCTGAACCTGATAAAGTCGAAACTGAAGACGATCCTACCTACAAGGATAAGTCCCGGGAAGACATTATTTCAATGCACCGGGAAGCCGAAAAGAAGATAGGGTTACAGGGAAAAGAGCTTGGAGAAAAGCGCACTACCGAAAAAAAGGAAACTGAAAAGAACCTTGTCGATGAAATGTCGGTCGATGATCTGAAGGAAGCAAACAGAAAACTTCACGTCCAAAAAGCAAAGTTAGACCCGGAGTATGATAAAGACGAGTACGAAAAAATTGCCAATGCAATTGCCCAGACAGAAGAGGATATTCTCGATAAGAGATATACTTCTATGCTGAGCGAACAAATGTCTTCTAAAGCAAACACTGAATTTATCGAAAAACAGAAAGAACCTCTGAAGGGAAAAGGATTTTTCCTCGACGATAAGGGCGAATTTCTGGAAGATGAATACAGTGCCGTAGCAGAACAGGCTAAAGGCTATGCCGAGGACGGTAAACTAACTGAAAATTCCTTCTATAAAGCGATGATCGATTTGCATGGAATCGAAAAGGTCTCTAAAATCCTTGAGGTAAACGCGGAACAAGCCACACGATCTAAAATTAAAACCGCCGTTGAATCTGTTGACAATAAAGTCGATTCAAAAGGTACAAGTACCGATACCACCAACCGTAAGGTTGTTAAGTATAGCAACATGACACCTTTTGAGAGAGAAAAATACCTCGATGGACTTTCACAAGACGAATTGAAACAGCTTCGTGAGGCGGTTAACCGAAAGAAAAAATAACCGATAAGGAGGCTTCAAATGGAAGTCGCACAAACCTCAATAATTAACGCTGAGATACTCAATGCCCAACTTCGTAAAGAGGCATGGTATAACACGTTTTGGGCGAAATATGCCGGCTTTGTCGATGTTAGCAATGACCAGAATGGTAATCCGATCTATACCCCGACTGGCAAGCCCATCGAAATGCTGAAACAGTTTATGCCCGAGGGTCGAGATAATATGCTTATCCCGTTCCTCAAATATCTAACCGGCGAACCTGTCCATGGTGATACTGTATTGAAAGGTACAGGCGAACAAATGGCGATGCGCTGGCTGAGAACCTATGTAAACCAGACCAGAAAAGCCGTTATGAAACGCTCCGGGCAAATGTCCGAACAGCGTTTGGAATGGCTCAAACTCTACGACCAGGCTAAACCACTGTTGGTTGATTATATGTCGAAGTATGAGAACATGAACGTTTTTCGGGCATTCTACGAAGGTGTTTCGTGGGAACTGTCACGAGGTACAAACTACGACGGACTGGGACTTGTAAAACGCTATCACCCGAACTGGTACTACCTGAGTGCCGCTTCTACAATTTCAGCCGTTGGTACAGCGAAATATTTCAAAACAGCCGCAGAGATGGGTGTTGCCTATGCTGGCGTTAATGGTTTTGAAATGACCGTATTGACCCTGAGAAAACTGCGTGTTC